TCATAGTTTTCAATACCTTTTATATACTTTTCTTTCATCTGCTGCTTTTCCATTTCTTTGGCTTCTTCAATTATTTCTTTTGGTATAAAGTTTGGCGCAATACAAGATTGAACTACATTTACTAACCAATCTACTGCTGTTTGTGTCATATCTTTTGGTTTTGTTTTTGATTTTATAAACTCCACTACTTCAATCATTTCTTTTGGTTCTAACTCATCCATCATTTCAATAATTGCTTTTTTGTCGTGGATTGGTGAATTTTTAAAATTATTCAATTCTGCTGTTTGTTGTTTGTTTTCCATGCTACAAATATACGAAGTTATACTAAAAAAAATACACCCTTTTTGTTTTTTATGGAACAATGCCGGGCAAGGGCAAGAGCAACCACAGCATCATCGTGCAGCCCTGATGGTGCAGAATACTTCATCCCAGTTTGGCTGTGTTCAAATTCAAAGTTCCGCATCTCGTCTGCGATAATGCCTTCCGGGAAACCAATGGCTCCGGCATGGACATCGGCTGTCAGTTGTTCCATTAGCTGCTGTTTGCTTACGGATGTGAACTTCACCCCTAAAATCTTTGGGCATTGCCGTTGGATATTTTCCACAATCGGGTCACCTACACCAGTGCTGTCCACTGCTGCCGGGCTGCTGCCAACCGTTTTAATTATTCGCTGCTCCGTTTGCGCCCAATCCATTTGGAAGCGGTCAAAGTGCGCCACCCGGTAATCAGCATCCAAGCCTATAATCACGCTCCAATCCGTATATTTTGCAAGGTCGATGCCATACCACTCCACTGGCTTTGTGGACAATGGTGAAATGCACTGGTTGATGAATGACAAACCAAATGGATTGCTGCCATCCTCGGTAGGTTCTGCAAGGTACAGCTCGCTAAATATATGGGGTGGCAAGTCACGTTTCGCCTGCTCAACTTCCTCAAATGCCAAGATGCCAGCGTTCACACCATCGTAGGCCGTAATCTTGTGGAACTCGTAATCAGGCTCACCCATCCGGGCACGCTCGGCCATCTTATATCCCCAATTCTTTTTCCCTTTTACGTTTCCAATTAACTTACATTTTCCTTGTGTCTTGGTCAGGGTTGAACGCAGGGCAAACCATGCATCTTCCCGGGCCCGTGTGAACTCGTCAAACACGGCAGCATAGACATCATCCCCATAAAGGTTATCCGGCTTCTCTGCGGACTTGAATTGAATGACACCACCCATCGGTGTAATCAGTCGCAGTTCACTTTCGTTGACCTTGAAAAAACTTTTGTCAGTAACCTGGGTGCGCATGCGCCTGAATGCAATCTTTGCTTGCTGATACACCGGGGCCACCCACCACACCGATTGATTTTCTTTGAGTGCCAATGCCTGCTCAAATAGCCAAATGATGTGCGATGCTGTTTTACCTACTTTGGTGGCCGCTGCCGTAATTGTATAACGTGCCGGACTATCCAAAATCCTGCGTTGGTAATCAGTTACGAATGGCCGGGTGTAGGTTATTTGCATAGCTGCTTGTAGAATGCCAACCGCTTTTGGTTGATGGTCGGCAAATCGTGGATTTTGTTGGTTTGCTCCCGGTTATTGTTGCCCACCATTTTAAGGTCGGCAAGTTCATACATTTGGCGCATAGCAGCGAACCACGCTTCCGGGGTGTTCTGCGTGAACTTTACACCGGGGTTGGTAGAAAGGTAAGGAGCCACTTCCGATGCAATCACTGGCAGGCCGTATGCAGCCGCTTCGATTATTTTCAGTTCGGATTTGCAGTTGTTCCACTTGTTATCTTCCAATGGTGCCAGTGCGATGTCGAATAACCGGTAAAAATTGCCGTACTCGTTTACGTTTTGGCTTGGTGCAATCACCACTTGAGGTCGCAATCTGCTACTGCAACCGTTGAACTTGTATAGGATGCTTTCCCACATACTTCCCGGTTGATATCCGCACAGCACAAATCTAACCTTGTCCCCGTAGTAATCGCACATTTTGGCAATCGCATCGGAAATCAGCATAATGTCGTTGCTGTGAGTAATGCCACCCACCCAGCCAAAGGTGATTACATCACGCTGCTGTGGCTCTGCAAGCCATTGTTCATCGGTCAGGTCAAGAGCATTGGGAAGCACTTGCACATTTTGGTTGTACTGCCGGATTTCGTTGGCAAGAAAATCGGTGGTTGTGGTCACACCATCGGCATACCGGATGGCATCAATGATGCGCTGCTTTATTTTGTTGGCCCGGTAGTATTTGTAAATCGGGTGGAACTTGGGAAGTACCCAATAATCGTCAATGTCCACGATGTAGGGGATTTCATGCTTGGCAAGGTAGTGCAGAATTTCATAATGCAGCTCACCCAAATCCCGGTTGAACAAAACAAGGTCGTATTGCTTCAACTCCGGCAATCCTGCCTTGTTGAACTCCTGCGATACATTCACCTCTATTTCTTCCGCATGGTCGATTTGCAGCCGTTTTAACGGGGTGTAAAGGCGGTGGTATTCAACACCACCCATACCTTGCCATAATGCCAGCACCTTCATAGCTTAACTTCCTTTATCTGCTGAAACAATTCCCTGATTTTGGGATAATTGATTTTAAGATAGGCAGTGTCCAGCAGTGTCATTTTTTTATGGCGGCTGCGGTACCTTTTGTTGCGCTTGGTGTAGTATTTCATTTGTCGCCTAAATCAAGTGTTATTTTTATTTCGCCCTGAACCGTTTGGTTTACATCGGCAGTTTCCTTTGGTTTGCCAAACACACGGGAAAGCAGCGTTTCAATGGAGTACAAGCTACCTTTCTCCAAAGACTTCCGCATGGCATTGGCAATGGTCTTTTCAAGGATGGTGGCCTTGGGGTCTTGCCATACGTCTTTCAGCTCATCCAGTGTCATTGATAACATCGCCTGCACGGTGTCGTTTACCTCGCTTACTTTGTAGCCGTTTTCTTTGAGCAGAGTGACAAACTTTTTGGGTCTGCCATTTGGGTTTCTAACCTCACCTTTTTTTGCTGGTATCAAATTGTTTTCGTTTGCCATGTTTCTAATTTGTTTCTAATTTTTTATACTTCTTTGCCACAAGTCGGGCAGCTATCACGTTCCGGCTTTTCCTGCTCATCATCGGTTGGTAATTTCATGCCCCAATGCTCAAGCAATTCTGCATCCCATTCGTTGGCAAGTTCGTCATAATTCCACTCCCCGAAAGAAAGATTGTCTTTGATAAGAAATTCATCACGCTGCTGGGCTGTCCACTTGTCTGCTAAAATGATGGGCACTTCTTTGGCTCCAATATCGGATAGGGCTTTCAGGCGCATATTGCCACCCAATGCTACATATTTGCCATGCTCATCCGTGAAGCAAACAATCGGCCGTGCTTCAAGCATTTCGGGAAATTCAATAATGCTGCGTTTCAACTTGGCAAAATCTTCATCCCGGATTACACGGGGATTATTTGGGTTTGCTTTTACTTCGCTTAGTTTTACCCACTGCATATTTTTTGATTATTACTTCGATTGAAAATTCCCCGTTGCTATGTTCTTCGGGTTTGTCCTTATTGGTTGCCGTGTCTATGACCTCAATATCCCAATTCTCTTTGATAGCCGTTTGAAGCAATATACCCTCAACTGAAAAAGTGTGTGGCGGCTCGCAGGAGTATGGCAAATAGAAATAACGGTGGTCAAGGTTCCAACGGCTCGGCAGCGTTTTTTTACGCTCGTACAAATCACGGTGCGGAATGCTTATGATGATATGCCCACCCGGTTTGCAAATGCGGTGCCAGTTTTGGATGGCAGTCACCGGGTTATCCAAATGCTCCAACACATGGGAAGCGTAAACGTAGTCAAACGTATTGTCAGGGTATTTGTCCATCGTGGTTGCATCGCAATCATCTTTGTCATGGTGGATGCAATCGGTTAGGCTAATTGTGTCCACGCCATCGTAAGTGTCAATTCTGCCGCAGCCGATGTCAATGCCCTGCCCTTTGATGTAAAGGTCGTAAAATCCTGCTGCCAATCTGCGTTGGTGTGCTTTTCTTGTTTCAGCCATTTTTTAATAATTGTATAAGGTTTAATATTGTCCATGCTCCGTAGCCGTTTGCTCCGGTTGGAATTACATTGTGAGCACTTGGGCATATTTCTAAAATGCGGTGGTGCTTCATTTGCTCTGCGATTGCGTAAGCCATTGACTGGTTCCCAATGAAAAGGTTTGAACTGGCAATCACTTGCGCCAGCTCGTAAAAATCCTGCACCGGGTGGTATTTAATATCCGGAAGCTTTGCGCTGATGACTTTAAATTCCTGCGGCAACCCTACAAAGGTAATTCGGTCTTGGTATGGTTTCAGGATGCTGTAATCAAAAGTGGGGTTGTGATACCGGGAAGTGCGGTTCAGCACGATGTCAAATTCAGAGGTGGATTTTTTAAGGTTAAAATCAATTGGCCTTGAAAGGTCGCAAGTCAGCTCCGGGTAAACGTGAAAATACCACTGGCTGATGTGCCCGCTGTAATTATGGATTTTACGGAATAGGTCAAAGTTGTAGTCGCATTTTGCGGCTTCATCGGTGATTTCTACTTTGCCGATGAATTTAGTTGACAGCAGCAAGGGTGTCAGCATTTCTGCGATGGTTTGGTTCATCTGCACATTGCCCAAAGGGTGGTTCATTCCGGCATACTGCCCGGCTACATTGATGCGAAGATACAAATGCACCGGGTTGTTGTGGATTTCCGATGCTTTTCGCATGGCCGGCAGGCTGTAAATTAAATCCCCTGCGTTTCCGGAATGGATAATCTTAACCATTTGCTTCTCCATAAAGTGACTTTATTGCATCAATCATGCAGGAACGGCAGGCCGGAATGTGTCGGCCGTGTTTCCGCTTGTATATTTCATTAATCTTCCCATACAAATCCGGTGGGATTGACAGCGTTCCGGTGCGGTTCACTTGGTCAACGTGCGCTTTTAATTGCAGGCAGATGGCTTTGTCTTGTTGGGTCATAGGTAGCGGTCAATAAATGCCCCACATACTGCGGTCATGGCTGCATAAGCCACACCCCATATTCCGAACTGGTAAATCCAAACAGCACAACCCATCCACCAAGATAGGCAGAAACCACACTCCCAAGGTTTGACTGCATCCCGGTTGCGGCTGTCCACTTTTAGTATAAAACTAACAATGGGTGGGTACACATAGCGGCTCATGATTACGCATAAGCAGGCGAGAGCTATAATGTTAGTCGATAATGGCATTGTAATTATCATTGAGTTGCTTTTTTATTTCGTTGATGATTTGCTGAATTTCTCGGTAATTGATTTTTGTCATCTTTGCCATTGCGGCCATTGAGATATGCTGCTGATAAAGTTCCCAAAGCCTGACCACATACCACTCGGCCCGGTCGAATTTGACTGCCACGCTTTGAAAGTTAATGGTGTCAAATAAGCTATACATGACCTCTTTGTCGGGTCGGCTTTCATCAGGTATTGTATCAACATTATCAGGGAGTGTTTCGGAAATTCGTAAATTGTTTTTGAAAAATTGTGTCCGGGTGTTGCCGTGTATCATGTTTACAAAGGAGCGGATGGCATACCACTTGATGTTGTATTTGGTGGTGAGTTCTTCAAGTTTGTGGTCAGGCAGCTGGCAAAGATACAACATAAATTCCTGCACCATCTCCGGGCTGTGTTTGCCGCCAATATTTTTGGCCACTTGATTTATCCAGTCGCTTGTTGCAATTTCCGTCAATATCTTATCTCGAGCTGACAATATCTTGCAGAAATTCCTTGTATTCCTTTTTGTCACCCAACTTAATGTGGCATTCCCGGCAAAGCGCAATCAGGTTGTCGATGGTGTCAACCTTTTTGGTGCCACCCATGCCCCGGGCTTCGATGTGGTGAATGTCCACAGCCTGCGAATGGCACACTTCACACGGGATGAAATCGGCTACATCGTAACCCATGCCTTTGAGATATGCTTTTGTGTGCGCTTTGATGCACAAAGTTTATTCGTAAATGTTCTATTTTGTTAAAATGTGGATAACTTCAATAAAAATATTTTACATAAATTGTTGCAGATATAGTTTTTTATACTATGTTTGCATCATGAAACAGCAACAAAAACTAAATTTGGAAGTA